AGCCAATATAAATACTAAATCTCTAAATCTATTAAAAAACATATATATAGTCACCGCTACAGACAATGCGAACGATTTCCCACTGCCTCGTGGAGCTAATATTGCTAATTTAGTTTGTTTGTCGTCATCTCTTTCCATTAAACATTCTAAAACTATATCTTCTTGTAATGGCCTAAGTAGTAATGGTCGTTGTTCACCGTCGATAAGATATGTTGTACAAAAAGCTTTAAGCAATTTGCGCATTTTTTCCTTATCTTGTCTACATTGTTTGAATATTTTCTCTAAACTTCTTGAATCTAATCCACCTTTACCTGTCATCAGGCTTTTTAGATTCTTCTGTTCCTTTATCATCTGACAATTCTCCTAAAAATGAAGCAAAGGCTTCGGTATTCTTTTCTACAGTCGTAGGTACTTCTATGTTCAGCGCTCTGAACTCTGTATGTATGTCTTTAACGATTGTATTTCTTTGACGCAAGAGCTCTGTTCGAGCGTGTACATCCCGAATACATACAAGAATTTCTTCCCAAAGTATGTCTTCAAGAGCAAGATTGCGAGCCAGCAAGCGTACAAGTTCTTTATGACGTTCATATTCCCCTTCTCCTACTCGCTGACGTAACCGCTGCTCGTAATCCTCTACGTTCAAAGTGATTTGCCTTCATCAAGGGCTGATTTGACTTTAGACTTGACTAATGCGGCAAGTTCGTCGTCTTTCTCATCCCATGCTGTTATCAATACATTTCGAACTAATGAGTCTTTTACGTGCTTCTGTGCTTGTTCATCTAGCTTTTCAAAAGCTTTCATCTGGGCTTTGCTTAGATTTCCATCTAACATCTTCATCAATTCAGCTTCGTTATTTTTTAAGTACTTGAATATTAATTCTTTAACTGCGGGTACTTGATAAGCTACTGCGCTAGCTAAAATTAATACCATAGTAGTTAATCCTGCTAAAATTGGTTCGTCCATTATTTGGTCTAACATTCCAGATTCTTCTACAGTCTCAAGAAGAGCTGTGATATTTCCATCGTCAGCTGTTTCGTTGGCTGCTGTTTCATTGTTTGTATTATTTGACATAGTTGTCCTTTGTTGTTTGGGCTCCCTCAAAGACGCTTGCGATAAGTATCCTGTGAAGCTTTGGCCCTACTGTGAGAGCCTATTATATTTAGAAGGCCCTAGTATATAAAGATTACCATTTAACTTTATTAGCCCAGTATGCAGCAGACATTTTACCCCGTTTGATATTCTTAGCGTGACGCGCTTTAAAACTCTTTCTTCGGGCTTTGGACTTAGGGTCCATCTTCTTACCTGCTGTGCTAACACCTTGTTGACCAAATCTAATTAATTTAGTCTTACCTCCTTCTTTAGCCACAACCACGTGTGACTTTTTAGGGTGGTTCGGGGTTCTCTTAGGTTTATTATAAGCTGATACTCCAGCTCTAGTTAACTTAGCATCTTTTTTCTTTTTAGGTGCCATTATTTCTTTTTCCTCTTGTATGTTCTCTTTTTAGCAGTCTTGGCTGCTTTTTTAAATTGTTTAGCTGTTGGGCGTCCTTTGGCTCCTTTCTTCTTCATCTTTTCGCCTGAACCCTTTTTAATGCGTTTACGTTTAGCATGTATGTTTGCATACAAGCCTTTCTTCTTTGCTACCATTATTTTTTCCTCCCTTTAGCTTTTGGTCTAAGTTGTGGATATTTTCTATATACGGCGGCTCTAATACCTGCTGGTCTTGGAGCATTGCCTGATAGTTTAATAGCCGACTTCGCACGAGCAAGTGTGTTGATAGGGAAGGTACCGGCTGGCGCGCCACCAGAAGGTCCAGCAAATGCCTTTACTCCTTTATACTTTCCTGCATTCGACCCACCTTTTCTCTTACGTGCCGCTGCTTGTTTCTTTTTAGCTGCGGTCGTTTTTTTACGCGGAGCCATAATTAATTCCTATATTTTGTTTTAGATTGTTGTTTTTTACCGATATGATGACCATGATGTTCTCTACTAGCGATTTCGCTTTCTGTAACATCTCTAATCTGTTTGAGTGCCTCTTCCTTAGAAATAGCTTTGTGTTCTAGTGCATGAGTCTTACCACCTTCGTGACTAAAGACTTTCTCACCAGAACCACTTTTTCTCATTGTAAGGGTCTTATCTATATCGTATTTCTTATTTTGATTCATATTTATTCTTCTCTTTTTGTTATACTTGAGCTATCATTAGGTAAGTCTTTAACTCTTCCTAAATATTCTAAAGTATGGATATTTGAAAACCCTTCCTTAGATAGTCCGTTCCCTGAATCTTCATTCAATTTAAATGGCTTATCTGGTAAGCTTTCGTAGGATGTGATTGGTTTTTTATAATTCATCTCATCTATTTCTGCTTTGGAAGGTTTCGCAAAATCCAACTTCATATCTGCGTTATTCTTATGAAAATGTTCACCTTTCAAAAGGTTGTTATATATTTTTTCTGTTGGCATTTTATTCCTCCTTTTTACTACAATCACATTCGCAACCGCAGTCTTTTTGTTTTGTGTGTTCTATGGCTAAATCCAATTTAGCCTTCATTTGTTGTACTTGTTGGTACAAACTTTTTAATTCAAAGTCGTTCATTTTTTGTTTTCCATTTTATGTTCTTGTTCTTGTGCTTTACTTTCTATAGACTGTGCTTGTTTAAGTACGTCATCATTATAATCAATAACTGCTTGAGCTTTGATTTTATAGAAAGCAGTCTTCTCTGCTTGTTCTTGTTTCCAAACATCTAAAGCATCTTTGATAATTAGAAGGGCTGGCCCACCTAATATAGCTATCAAAGTTGTATATGCTTCAATATTCTCAAGAACAGATGAGTTATTAAGTCCTGTATGTATAACAAAACCGGCAAACCCAACCCAGAGTAAAACCAGAGGTACAGCAATCATAAACATAAATATGTCGTTGAAGGTTATTCCTTCGCTTGCTTCTTTACTCATTTTTGGTTTCTCCTTTTGTTGTTTCACTTTTACTATCGTGGTCTTTTTTTGTGGAAATAAGCGGCGCGCAAATGCCACAAGTACCCCGAAAGCAAGTACACAACCCATTGCAGCCATTGCGACTGCCAATATCTCTAGTATTTCTATCCATCCAATCACTCCTCCTCACCTTCTACGTAGCTTTCTAAAAAAGTTTCATTAACTGCTTCTCTAAGCATTGCTTTTAAGTCGTCTACTTCTGATATAAGTTTAGCTAACATGTTAGTAAGAATAAGCATTTGTGCTGCTTTCAATCTTCTTCCTCCCCGATAGCTTCTAAAAGTTTTTTATATCGTTTCATTCTTCCTCCAATATTATTTCTTCAATGTAAAAATAATTTACATAGTCGTATACTCCATCTCTATCCCAATCGGCATATAGATTTACATATACCATATACCATCCAGTATAA